CTATTGTCTCATACTTTTTATCTTTAGCAGTGAACATCAAGTCACCTTGTACTACACCACTGATACCTAGTTCCTTAAAATACTTTAGAGATGCTTTTAATTTGTCAGCAAGGTCACCATCATAGAAAGCATCTACATCATCATCAAAGAAACATATCTTTGGGTTCTCCTTGTTGAACACAGACTTAGTTCCCACAAAAAATCTACCTGTGTATGGATGCTCTCCACATATGACAGCAGGAGCACCATCCCATTTGGTCTGCATGTATCCACTGCTAGGTTTCTTACCCAACATGCGGAGCATCTCTTTCATAGCAGACACAGCAGCATCACATCCCTCAACTCCATAGTTGAGCATCTCATCCTCTATATGTTCTAAGTGTTTTAGTTGTGTTACGTTTGCCATTAGGTTTTTTTATAATCTCCGTTAGCATAGCCAGGATATATTTCAGTACCTGACTTAGTTCTGATGTTAACACTAAAGTTATACTCTTTAGTAGAGAAGTCAATGTTAACTCTCTTACCAGTTCCATCCTTTCCACCATAGTCTATGTTTATGTTGTCACTGGTCAATGTACTAGCATCCTTTAGATATTTGTCATTAATATTATAAACGTGTAGTCCCTTCTTGTCTCTATGTACCATCCAGTAACCTTTACCTACACCACTCTGTATAAAGTTCTGTAAGTTTCTTTTTGCTTGTCCTTTGATTGAATATGATTCTCGATGCTCTGGTATTGTAGGTGTTTTAGTCTCTTTATTTTTCTCATCAAACTTCTGGAATGTCTCTATGAATTTTTGGTGATTGATGTTAAACATATCCAAGAAGGTCTTACCCATCTTGTTTAACTTACCAGATTCTAAATCTTTAGTGGGAAGAATTGATAGTGAATCTTTTCTACCACCTTTGACACCTATGTTAAAGAACGATAGCGTCTCTCCATACTTGACTGATAGGTATATTGGTTGCTCTTTTTTACCGTCAGGGTCAGCTATGTATACTGTAATATCTGTGACTGTCGATCCTATGTCTACCGTCTTTCTACCCTCTGCTGAGATATAAAAAGAACTATCATATTTCATAGGTCTTGGTTTGTTCTTACCACCCTCCTGTTTTGATCTGATGTAACAAGTGCCAGGATTAGCACCACATATTGCTTTAAGTATTTCTGTAACATCATCAGGATACTTACCACCATGATCTTGAAACTTATCAAAACTATCAGCTAACTGATCTTCATACTCATTACCTTTATTACCACCACCGCCTGGTGATCCACCAAAGTGTTCTGTCTTTTCCAGTGCAGTTAGATTAACTGTTGCTAACATTGAATCATCATGATCACTTTTTGATCCAGTCATTAATAATTTTTTCTTATTACCTTTCTGATTAGCAGCACTATTCATATCCATTTTGAGTGCTCTTACCTTCTTCTCATCACTCAAGTCTTTCCAATTATATTTTGAGGTAGTTCCGTCTTGAAACATTACCTCGATATCAAATACTTTTATATACCCTTTGTCCTTATCTAACTTAAGCAACTGCTTATTAGCAATCCTCTCGATCAGAATGCTATCTCTGTTCGCATATGGGTTCCCACTAGAGTCATATAATTGTTTCCAACCAAGATTTGCCATTAGAATTGTTTCCAGTACTTAGGATGTGTGAGTCCTCCCTCTTTATTTAGATCTTGATTTGTCAATAGTACATCTCCTGCTAGACTCCAACGGTGTCCTGTGTTGTGTGTCATGTGCTTCAGACTGCTAGGGAATATTAGTAAGTCACCTTCCTTTGTGTTCTCTTCCCACACAGATGTGTTGTAAAAGTTTTTCTCTGCGTCAGCAAAGGCATGTGGGAACCACTCATTAGGTGGTTGTTTAGTGAACTGTAATGGATCTTGTGTGTCTAAGTAATACACCCATGATATATGAGCAGGGTCATGGTTGTGGTTTGGAACTGAATGATCCTCACCACTTACAGCATACCATGTCTTCATAAAATGAATATTATATCTCACGTTCATAGAGCATAGGTAATGATCTATACAGTCATTGACCTCTAGCATAAAACTATTCATCTGAGGGTCAAGATGTACTAACACCTTACCATCTATCTCTCCAGTTAGACCACGATCAAACATGTGATGTTCATACCTCTTGGCAACCCAATCAGTATAGTCTAACAAATTAAACCTACCTACTGTGGTAGGGAATAGGTTAATTACTTCCATTATATTGGTATCAATGATAACATATTATTAGGGGGAGCAGTGTGTGTTGTGATGTCAAATCCTATTGTGATTCTTGGACTCTCGAACTTCTCATTAACAATAACTTCGTGTTGTCTGTGACCAGGTCCTATGTAGATGTTACCTACCTCATTTACTATTGAGTAATCAGCAAAACGAGTTGTTGTATCATGTGGAACTATACTTATATAACCATGATAATCCCAGTCATGATTATGCCATTTCAATACTTGATCTGGGTAATGATAATTGATCCATGCTTGCATCCATTTACCATCATCAGGTATAAGACTCTTTAGTTCAACAAACAACTCATGTGCTAGAGCATTAGGTGCTGCCAAAGAAAAGAAATTATACTTGTAGTAAGACCAAGTAGAATCTTCACCGAATATATTCTGATGAAAATCCCAACACTCACTTACGAGATCTACAAACTCTTGATGGTTGTTAAGTATTAACTCAGAGGTATGTACTCTATGTTCCTTCATGAATTTCTATGTAAGGATTATCTCCCTGCCTAGTTCTATTGTATATTATTATCCTATCATTCTTATAGTCTGGGACGAACTCTAACTCGTCATCATGTGGCCACATCAACTCCTCATAGAGAGAGTTTAGTTTTGCCATATCGTCATACAAATCAGAGGTCATTAGGTCTTCTATTCTCCGACTTGTAGATGTCAAATGTTCCACCAGGATATCTCTTTCCTAGTTTCTCTATGTTCATCTCAATAACTGTATCAAAGTCTACACCTAATGCTTGTGTTGCCTGTGCTACGTACCAGAGAATATCACCCAACTCAATAAGAAGATGTTCTCTGTTTGCGTCGCTCCAAGGTTTACCTTGAAAGACCATCTTCTTAACAATCTCAAGAAACTCTCCAGACTCAGCAGACATCCCAACAGCAGCAGTGGTAAGGCGTTCAATATTGGCACCTTGTCTGTCAAGCTCAACCAGACGGTCAGCAAGAGCGACAAAATCTTTAGAACTATCGGATGTGACAGCATCTACAAACTCTTCGTAACGTTTGAAATCTATAGTCATAATGTATTCAAATAATTTAGTACGTTGTCTCTGATCTCCATGAGTTGATCGTAACAACCTTGGTTGTGAGCACAACCTCGTAGAACATGATCTGGTTTCAATACTGATTCTATGAACAGAGACTTTGCCCTATCATATTTGATCTCAGGAGATTCATCTCCTATAGAACCTTGGTCTCTCATCATTAAAATTTAAAGTCATTGAATTTATCAGAGTTGCCAGTTAATACTTTAACAACATCTTGGTTCAACGCAATAGGTTGACCAGAGTCTTGAAGATTATTCTGTGCCTCTTGTTCAACATTATATAGTCTCATCTTCGCTCTGTCAATACCAACTATAAATCTTTTGTTCAAAGTCGGATCATAGTATCTATTCTTTAATTGTTTAACCATGATTTGATTCTGCTCCTCCAACTCGTCGGTGGAAATAAGAGCAAACATAAGGTCAGCAGTAGCGGGAAGACCGAAGGACTCAGATGTGTCAGTAAGGTCAACATCACTACTACCATAACCACTACGAGTAGTCTGGGTAGCAGAGACAAGCGGTACATTAAATTCAACAGCAAGACCCCTGAGTTCTTCCGCAATACTTTTAACCATGGTATAACTGTTGACTTGAGCATTTCTAAACCTTTGTGATGTACATATATTAAGATAGTCTATGAATATAATCTCTGGACGGAATGCTTTCTTTAGTGCTAGGTCATTCAACAGTGCTCTAAAGTGTCCCGCATGTGCTGACGCTGTGGGATATTCTTTTACAATAAGTTTACCCTGTGTCTTCTTAGATAAGTCCGTGATTTTATTCTCGAACATCATCTTAGGTAGAGTTGCTAGTTGTTGGATGTCGACGTTGAGGAGGTTGGCATCAATTCGTTCAGCAATTTTCTCCTCTGCCATCTCCATTGTAATATAGAGTACGTTCCGTCCTTGGAGCAACACGGAGCTAGCAACGTGGCACATGAATAGAGACTTCCCGACACCTGTACCAGCCAACGCGATGTTAAGAGTCTTATTAGGTAACCCACCTTTTGTAATTTTGTTAAAGAAGTCAAGGTCAAAGGGAACTTTGGTCTCAACTCTGTGATAACTTTCGTATCTTTCTTCGTAGTCATCTATGTAATCGTGTCCTATATGATTATCAAACGACACACCAAGAGCATCCGATAGTATAGTTGGTATAGCATCGGGAGATTTCTTCTCATCAGAACCATCCGCTATCTTGATACTCTCCATGAGAGCAAGATAGATCGCACGGTCTTGGCACCACTTCTCAGTGGTATCCAACAACCATTCTAGTTCTGTTATTTCTTTATCAAGTGAATCTAACTTCTGTGTAATCTGCTTGAATTGATCATCACTAAGTGTAGTTATCTTACCTACTTCAATGGTAAGGGCTTCAACTGTTGGTACAGCAGAATACTTTACGAAGTATTTATGGATCAGATCAAACAATACTTGATCTGTTCTGTCCTCAAAATATTCTATTTTTATAAACGGAAGAACTCTCCGAGGGTAGTCCTCAGTTAACAGTAAGTTCTTCAGTATCAGTGTTTCCACCTTCATAGATTTCTTCCTCAATAAAGAAGTTAAATGATATAGTTGACCTCATCTTTGAGGATTTGTTCATGGGAGCAGCATGCTCTAACCATGCGGGGAAGATAATCATATCACCCTCTTGTACCCAAGGGGTAATAACATTCGCCTTGCTATTAATCATACCATTAGAAGCAAGTAATGTCTCTAATGGATGATGAAAGTTTGTTGCCTTATGTTCATTCGGATCGAAGTGAACATAATATACAGCAGACCATTGACCTGGTGCATGGATGTGTTTTTCCTGCCAGTGTTTAGTTTCATAACAGTTCACCCATAGATCGGTCAAGATCATATTACCATAACATTGTGCTTCTGTCTGGAACTCATCTAAGGTAGGTGTAAATGCGTCTAAACATTCTCCAATAGGAAACTTAGTTGACCCATAAGATGTTAACAGGTCACAGTTCCACTGGTCAGGTACATCAGTTTTAAATTTATTGTCTTTATAATATTCTTCTACCCTTGCTTTGATAGGATCGTTATCATCTATGTGATATCTGTAGAGGAATGTAGGAAATGCTTCTACCTTCATGTACCGTACTTATACTCCTGTCCTGCTGCCCACTCTAGTTTCTCCATCACTTCTTCTGTGAAATATTTGCTAGGATCGGCAAGAATAGCAGAAGGATAAACGGAAGATTCGCCCACAACAACGCGGTTACCTTTACGTTGGAAGACTCCATACTTTTCACCCAACTCCAGTAACCCATAATACTTGTCCAGTCCACGTTCATCATAATAGAGTCTGATAGAAACACTTGCGTTCTCCTTTGATAGTCTGCTCTTGGCAGTTTTTGCCTTGATAATATTGCCTATCACTTCCTTACCGTCTTTCTCTTTTGACTTAGTAAGATAGATGATAGTCGACGCAGCATACTTGAGTCCGCTACCTCCTCCCATTTCTTTTGTAGGTACATAAGCACCCACTACATCATATGTATGATTTGTTACAAGCATTGGGACGTTCGCTTTACCCAACTTCAATGTAAGTATTCTGAATATAGCTTTGACAACCTGTGCTCTAGTCATGTCACGTGTGTCTTTTCCTGCTGCCGAGTCTTCTAGTTCTTTACTGGTTGATAGCATACCAAGAGAATCTAATACAAACATTAAGGGTTTGCGATCTTTCTCTGGTTGTTCTAAATATTTGTCTAATATTCTGATTGCCTGTGTACGAAACTCTTGTACTGTAGTGACAGGTACGAGCATCATACGTGTAGTATCAACGTTACGTTCCTCCATCATCTGTTTGCTGATGGCAGCTTCAGACTCAAAGTATATAACTCCTGCGTCTTTGTTCTCTCTTAAAAAATTCTCTACAACACCAAGACAAAAGAATGTCTTACCTGTTGATGATTCTCCTGCGATAGCAGTGATCTTGTTAGAAGGTATACCACCATTGATACTACCACTTACAAGTGCGTTAAAGATATAAGATCCTGTGTCTACATATCCACCGATGTCACCCACTGATCCGTCAGCGAGGATACCCGCATAGTCGTTACCTATTTCTTTAACGACTTCTTTCAAAAAACTCATACGAAAAATGCTTCTAGTGATCCTTTCTTCTCTGTCTCCCATCCTATCACATCAGTGATGATTTGTAAAGGTGCCAGAAAAGATTTGTAAAATTGTTTCTTCTTGTCGATACAAACCTCCAACCCTAGTTGTCTAGGGAAGGTGTTGAGGAATGAAAATACATCCTCTTGCATGTAGTTGTTCTTACCGTCAACTTTTAGGTGTACGTATTTTATTTTCTCTCCTTCTTGAATGAGAGGGTAGATGTTCTCCAGTTTCTTTTTACTGACATAAAAATTATAAAGGAGAGATCCACGAACATGTAAAGGGGTTCCCTTTGAATACACGTCTGTAGTTGATCTGTATTTCGATAGTCCATTGACCGACCTCGGAAATGCGATGTCTTCTGGTTCCATATTATAAAACTCATCTTTAAACTTTGAGATAAAGTTTATCAGTTCACTCTGTGTACCTGACATCATTATATTAAGTGCGTCTTTAATTGCTGTTCGGCATGGTGCGGGAGTAGAGGACTTGACTGCCTCGATACCCATCATCTTCAGCTTGGGTTTACTGTATTGAACTCCTTCACTATTCCAGACATTGAGAATGTATCTTTTCTTGGCAGTCCAGATACCTCTCGCAGCGATGTTCTCTCGCTTCATGAACATCTTCTGCTCATAAGCGTTAGCGTACGTTGCTAGTTCTTGATATGATCTGTCGATGAAGGGTTCTATCTTTTCCTTACATGCCTTGTCAAGAAAGTCGACAACCTTTTCTTGACTTACCTCTTTATCACCATAAACTTTAGTAACTAGATCGTCTAAACAGATGTAGATACTATCTGTATCACTGGCAATAACATAATCTTTGTCATTACTATTTAACAATTTATTCAGATAGGCATTTACCTTATTTTCGATCCAACGTATTGATACCTGACCTGACAGTGTGATCGCTTCAGCATTCCTCAGATTATAGTAGCGGAAGTAGTTGTTACCGATAGCACCATAGGCAGAGTTCAACTGAATCTTACGTGCCATCTGTATGTTGTTGTACTTACTGATTGACTTCTCTAGTTCGACACTAGGGTTGTTCTCATACTCTTGCTTTGCTATGAGCATGAGCTTCTTACTCTGTACACGTTCATCGTATATCTTCTGCATCATCTCAGGTAAGAATCCATGTACATCTTTACGATACTGTGCTCCATTAGCACACGTAGCATAGAGAGGATCTATGTTATCTTTCTGTTCTAATATTCTATCAACGTTGACACTAGGATGCCTGTACTTCATCAACGTCTCAGGAGATATATTATACTGCATGATCAGGTGTGGGTATAGTGAGTTCAAGTCAAACGATACCACCCAGTCATACTTGCCAGGCACAGGTTCTTTTACATATGCTCCTGCGTACTTCTCATCTTTGTTTGCTCTCTTAGCAGGGGGCACAACAATATTTCTTTCATTGAGGAAATTGTAGATCAACGTGTCCCACATGCGTACTTGAAAGTACACATCTTTATAGTTCACCTTAGCGTCATATGCTAGGGCAATAGCAAGTTCTATCAACTTCATCTTGTCTTCTAGTTGAAGTACAAGTTCCACGTCAATGATGTTGTAATCAATAAACTTCTGCCAGTCATTTGTATAGAACTGTTTGAAGTTTTCATGCTCTGACCAGTCTAGTTTACGTTGTCCTAGTTCTACCTTAGCGATGTGATCTAGTCTGTAACTCTCTTGGTTTGTGTAAGTGAATTTCTTATACAGATCCATGTAATCTAATACATTGATCCCCATAAGATTGAATACTATATTGTCTCTACCTTTTATACTTATTGTCTCGCTCTTGACCATGCCCCATGGGGACATCATCTTTAATTCTCTGTCTCCGAATAGACGTTCAAGACGACCACAGATATAAGGTACGTCATACAACTCGACATTCCACCCTGTAAGAACATCTGGGAAGTCAGTTTGCCAATAAGCAAGGAAGCTGAGTAGCAGATGTTTCTCATCGTCACAATAGATAAAATCAACATCCCTGCGACTCGGAGTATAATCCCTCGTTGCCCATACTTTAAATCTACGTGTCTGATAATCCTGTACTGTGATCGCCAGTAACTGTTCCGCACATTCACGTACGTTAGGAAAGCCATTTTCACATGCGACTTCAATATCAAGTGATGTAATCTTGAGAGTCTTGAGATCGTAGTCAACTTCGTCTTTGTATTCCGACGAAATATACTGATATAAGAACCTATCATAACCATGTACTTCATATCCCTGTACATCTTTATACTGTTCTTTATGATCCCTTGCTTCCTTTACACTACCAAAGTATACAGGTTTAGCATAGCGACCATCAAGAGTCTTGTACTGGGTTGGTTTGTTGCTAACAGCGTACAGTGTGGGAGCAAACTTTACTCTCTTCTGTACACGTTGTCCATACTCATATCCTATGTAGAGGATATCACTTCCAACAAGGTTTACACTTGTATAGAAACTCATTTAGTTACCATCTTATACTTGTCAAGAATTTCTTTCTTGGGTTCTAAGATTGTAGCAATTTCTGTTGAATAAATCAACACGTCTTCATCCACTGTGTGAAGTGGCCAAGGTTCTAACGTACCATCAGGTCTGATAGAATATGGTTGTTCAAGATGAGCAGCGGGTTCCTCATCTAAAGTTTCTATTTTAGTAATCAGGTATATGCCTGACTTTAGTAGGAGGAGTTGCGTTTCCATAATGTTTCTAATTTATGTAAGTCGTTCTCTTGTCTATAGTATTTGTAGACAGGAGTGATATCAAGTTCACTGTCATAGATGTTACCAATATACATCCAAGGTTTATATTCGTCAACCCTTATCTTAAAGTAATCAGGACCGTTGAACATAAGATGATCGAACTGCTCTGTACCACCTACAAATAAGGGGAAAGGTTGAGGAATATAATTCTGATATAGTGGGGCATCTATAGGTTGATCAAATGCTAAGATACCAAACTCACCATTGATCTTAGCAGGATACTCTACCACTATCTTATTGAGGATAACAGTCCCTTCTATTTCTATGCGTTTAGCACCGTGAAATTTATGATCTGTTTTGTATGAGAGTACTACGTCATCGTATATATCATACAGGTTTAGTTTCCTCATCCTCGTTCATAATTTTCTCTGCTTCTTCAAACATATTTTCTAGATCATTCTCTTCATATGAAAGATTGAATCTCTCTTCATGTTTCTTGAAGTTAGCATCGTATCTAGCATCATCTATAGCAGAGATGTATTGTTCAACGAGTGCGTCTAGTGGATTATAGGTTGTAACTATATGACTAGGAGGTAAGTAAAAGTCTTTGTCTTTACTTAGAGGTGCCCATGGAAACCACTCCAACTGATACCCTTGACCCTGATTTGAATCAACGATGTCTAGTCTGAATGGTTTATGTAAATGAAAACCAATAGGTTTCTCAGTCTCAGGTTCAACTATTTCTTGTACTGTAGATATAATCTCTTCACCTGTCCTGAGCATCAAAAGTTTTATGCTCACTGTACAACCTCAGTAGGTGTGACTGGAGCACCTTGATCTCCTGTCTTTGCTTTTACATTAGAAAGGTATGTCTGTAGGATACTAGGTGATGGTTCCATTACAGATATAACATAGTCAGGTACGATAGCAATCTTCTGATCTATAGTAAATGGATTCCATGGTGTGTATCTGATCTTGACCTCTTGATCTTCAAATGTTTCCATGTTAACAGGAGTGTCAGGATCTTCAGTGATCCTTACCTTGTAGGGTATGGTCATGATGTATGCCTGTCTTTCACCAGTTTCTTTATTGACTGCTTCTTGTAAATCACAGATGATGTTATCTCCATCTCTCGTGAATAATAATTTAATTCTGCTTGCTTCGATCATGGCATGATAATGTATGCATATATTATAAAAGGGGAACTGACTTTTGTCAATCCCCCTTATGTATGTTAGATGTAATCCTTCCGTGCGTGGTGGTCTGGTACTACTTTCTTCAGTGTTACTGTGAGTAGTCCGTCTTCAAATGTGACATCACCTACCTCGGTGTCATCACTCATTGACCACTGTCTTGTGAAGGAACGAGCTGCTATACCTTTGTGGGCATAGGTTCCAGTCTCTGCTTTATCTTCTCTCTGTGCCTCTACTGTGAGTTTACCATACTCTGTGTAGACTTTGACTTCATCTCTCTTGAATCCTGCTAGTGCTATCTCTAATCTGGATAGTACATTTGATTCATGGATCAGGTTATAGGGTGGATAGTTTGTCTGAGTTGTATTCCAGAAGGAATCAAAGTACTCATCCATTCCTATACTGTTCTTAGAAATTTTTTCAAATAGTGATGGTAAATCGGCAGCACTATATCTTTGAATGTTCATGGTGACCTCCTTAAGCGTCGTTAGTTTGTGTACCCGAAGCGTACACTACTAATTATAACAGATCTCTAAAATTAGGAGGGTTGATACCCGAACACAGGAAATGTCTTGGATATATTCTTCACTCTTTCTCTGTACCTACTCATGTATGGTTCTTGTAGGTATGGCATGTAAGGTCTCTTCGTTACTTTATACTGTAGGTATGTGTAGTCAAACTGATACCTGTAGCATAGTCTACCCTTGGTGTTACCCAACCTCCTATGCTGTACAATACTGTTATCAAATATCACTAGGTCATCATCATTCTCCCACCAGTAGTCATAAGTATAGTTTGCTAACCCCCACTTGAGATCATTTAAGAATCGCACTGACTCAGATTGACTCATACCCTTGACACGCATAGCTGTGTTGTATGGGTAATGTAATCCTTTTATACCCACAGGAGATTTTATCACCAGTGGTATCTCTGTGTCTGGATCAGGGCACATATTTTTATATACTACATTGTTCTCATCATTCCTATTGATCATTCCTTCTTGGAAGTTATGGATGAGAACCATCTCATCTAACTCACTACGAAAACTTTCACTAAGGCTATTGTAGTATGGTGCGGTGACCATGAATCCAGTAGCACTACCCACCATACCATGATCCCCAAGCAGTGCGACAGCAGGAGTAAAGGCTATGTCACCACTCTCATTACTATGCCATAGTAACTCTCCACTACCAAACAATCCATTCTCTTCTGCTACTCTGACTATATGACCTGTCTTCTCATGTCCACCTATCCTAGCATACTCTTTCTTTACTTCTGGTTCTACATCACCCGCAGCATAATTTTGTCTACACCTACCCCACATCTTCATGACATGGTGAAAGTGATTGACATTGAGACCTGTGTTACGGATGACCATAACAAGTTTCTCCATCTGTAATCTGCCAAGTGACATCCACTTGTCACGAGACAAATCATTAAAATCTAAATCATCAATAAAGACACCGAACCCTTCAAGGTTCGGTATATTGTTTAGTCTCAAGTTTTCTTTTTACCTATGTTGTACTTGGACTCTAAGTTCCAACCACCCTTGTCCTTATAACTTAGGACTTTGATCTGACTGAGTGGAGCTACATCGACTATAGTATCAGGAGCTTTGATAGTTATGAGACCCCAGTCCGATAGTAACTGTATGATTCTATTACGACGTTGTACATCATTCAATGATAAGTTTGCTGACTTACCATCAAGTGCGAACAACTCTTTGAAATGTACGATATAATACTTGCCTTGCTTGTGAAGTATGTGGCATGATTGATACAACTTCTTTTCTTTCCTAGAAGCTACACCTATCCTTGTTAGCGTTTCTCTTACCTTTAAGAAATCATCTGGTTCACTCAAGTTTACCTCTACCATTTGATCAGGTGTCCATGTGACTTCCTGTTCAGTGAATGAAGCGGTCATCGTCTTCCTCCCTTTTCATGTTTTTTACGAATGTATTCAAGTTGGGTGTTGGTAAGAAGACTTACTGCGATCTTCGCTTTTTCATTACTATATCCATAGTGTGATTTGACCAGATCCAAGTCCTCGACTTGTTCTTTCTTCAACCAAGGTGTGAAACGTTTACGTTTTCTCAAACTATTTAGCAAGAAGTCATATTGAAGACGCTTGTCTAGGTTAGGATATTTGTTTACTTCATTAGCAAATAAGATCGCATCAATGTGTCCACTGAGACACCTGTTGACAATGTAAGGAGGATAAGATTTAACACGGTCAGGGTCATCAACATACAAATGCTCTTTGGTATTGTTGATAGACGCAAGAATTTCTGAAAGATCACTACTCATAACCAATTTGGTTTGCGGGATGGGTCACGAAG